TTTTATAATTTTTATCTGCCTTACCTGTTAAATAAAGATTTGCAAGCTTACCCGCATTAGAATTACCAGCTGGAGTTGCAAAAAGATTTAAATAATTTGCACCTACATTGTTAACTGTAATAGATTCTACTCTACCATTAGCTGGATTCAACACTGCAGTAAATTGTGCATTTGTTATTGTAGTTCCAGGTTTGGCTTCACCATTAATTGTTATTGTAGGTGGTGAAGAATATCCCCACCCTGCATTTGCAACATCTGCTCTTATTACACCGCCAGGAGGTATACTGACTCCATTTACTGTAACTGCAGTGTTTGACTGATTTAATGTTACCGAAATAGATGCACTCTTATGGACTTTTGCCTCAACGTCGGGTAAAAATATAGATGCAAATGCCTCTACAAGTAAAGGTACATCTTCAACACCTATTGCACCTGGTTGTCTTTTTGGCATTGATGATAATACTTTTCTTATGAGAGTATCACCTTCAGTAGTATCTTCTCCCAGTATGGCCTTACTTAATTCAATAAGTAATAAAATTTCTCCAAAGAATTTAAATCCAGCTGGATGCACTAATCTATTAAATGTATTTTCCCATGTTGATACATTCTGGCCAGTACGAATAAGGTAGGAAAATCTTTGATACCTTAAACTGTCATGTATTTTAATCACATCGGATAAAAATCCCTTATTATCCAAATACTGACCACCTTTAGGCAATGAAGGATTAACGTCCCAATTACCAGATGAAGGCACTAGGGTTTTATCATAAGGTCTTTGAACTTCCACTTGGTCATTAAATAAAAGTCTAAAAAATATTTCAATAGAATCTGATGTTCCTCTAACTTTATAATAATCAATAATTGTCTTATAAAGGTTTCTTTTATTTACTGTTATGTTTCTTGGTATTACTGCAGCAATTTCTTTTTGCATTAATTCTAAATAATTTTGAGCATTCTTATCAATGTCCATTGCAGTTTCAATGTTGTTAAGAATATGAGAAGGCCCAGGACCAATCCAGTTTTTTACTGGAGTTATAAGTCTTGCAGTTAATCCATTTATCTTGTGTTCGTTGCCATCTGAATCGGTAATAACATGATCATCATCGCTATCTTTTGGTAAAGTTACAAATGAAACCTGAAAAGTTTTACCAACTTCCGAAGTAATTGTTGCCAAAGAACCAGGTAATTCGTTACCATTTGTAATTGATATATTAGTTGTATCAACTGCAACTGATATAAGATTACCAGCATTAGGTCCTGTAACCAATCGAACAGTTAGTGTGGAATCTGCTCCTTGTTCATCTGTAAAGAATTGATTATTTTCATTCTTTGGATCTGAAATTCTAAATACTGCTTTATTATCAAGTATCACATCTTCGAATGTTTCATTTTCGGCATATATAAATTCATCTAGATTTAAAAATGTGTAGTATGATTTTAAAAGGTTTTTAATTCCTTGTGCACCTTCTAAAATTTCAGAAGGTATTAAAGAATTAAATCTAATATCCTCTTTACTTTTTCTAGTGGTTGAAGCCGTGGATTCAATATATCCAGGAGATATAATATCATCACCATACAATTTTCGGTCTTTAATAGTCATTTATTATCTCAGCCTTGAAGGTGTTGTATAATTTATTGTTCCGGATGAACCAGCTACTGATATTGCATCAACTTCTGGAGTAATTGTTACTCTACTTGAATCAATTGAAATTAATTGATCTCTTTTAGGAGCCAAGTCTAATGAATCGGGTACTACAGTTACCCTAATTTGAGTTGTATTATCAGGTGTAAAATTATTTAATGTTACAGTTCCTTTTGTGGTATTAACCAACCCTGCATCAGGAATTACAGTAATATTACTTCCGTCAACTACTTTATATATGATTACAGTTCTATTTGTAGAACCAGAAATAGGAACATCTCCAAAGAAATGATCAACTCCTGCAATTTTAAATGGTGTTGAATTTACTACAAAATTTGTAGAGCTACCTGACTGATAAAATGGTGATGTAAATTTTAAACTAAAATTATTGGATCCATTTACTGTTGAAGGTGTTATATTCATAAACATAAATGGTCTTACGGTTGAGTTTACTATGGCAGGATCTGCAGAGTCTATTGCTCTTGTTAATTGCGAGTGCCTAAATACTCCATCAAATTTATTTAAATTATTAAAATTATAATCTGAAATAGTATCTCTAACCACAGATGTTAATTCAACGGAAGTTCTATCTGTAAGATTAGGATTATACTTAAAGAATACATCCAACTCCAAGTAAGTAAAATTAGGATCAACAAGTTCAGGAGTAATAGAAACTACATTTTTACCTTTTAAAATAGTACCCGTAATTTCTGCCTTTTCAGCAGTTGTAAGAACATCTGCAACAAGAGGTTTTACTGCAATATATGCTTTACCGTAATCAGGTGGATCATTATCCTCTCCACCCCAAACTGAGATAGAAGATATATTGGTAAATTCTCTTTGTATAATTGCTCTGTAATCGTCGGATGTAACAGCTCTATTCTGTGATGTAAATGTAAGTGGCGCATTAAATCTAATTGATTCTGTTGTTTCTTGTTCCGACCCACCAGCTGCAGCTGCCAATGTTGTAATAGTAGCATTAGTAAATCCACCAATCGTATCAACTAGAGTAAATACATTCGCGCCGTTCGATTCTGAACCTTCGGTACACACATAGTCAATTGTGATAATATTATTGTTATTTGGTTTGCTACCTGTTACCCCATCTCCAAAATATATTTCATAATAGCCACTTGAATTTTCTTGTAAATAATAAACCTTAGAAGTAGAATCAACATTTAAAAGAGTTTGAAATTTAGTGTATATATCAAAAGCTGAAGATTCTTCATTTTCTTGTAACCTAACCCTAAGTGTACTTGTATCAGAATCACTATCAGATAATTGGAATTTTTGATTTTCTATGTCATTATCAACTCTGTATTTAAGTGATTTATAAACACCTTGTGCTATAGCAACATTAGAAAAAGTATATGTTTTACTTGCTCCTGCCACTACTAAGTCGGCTGATTGTGTAGATAATACAACGTAAGGGAAAGTTTCTCCACCTACTGTTGTGGATAATTTTGTACCTCTTGCAATAGAAAGGTTATTAGGAAGTGTTCCAACTTCACTTGAAACATCAAGTACGATTGTAATTGTTGACCTTGGAGCCAATACTGATCTTGGAGTATACCCTAAAAGTTTTGCTCTTGTAACTACATTACCACGAATTTGTGCTGAGTCCAAGAATGCCTCATTAAGTGAGAAGTGAGCCGCTATGGCATTATAATGTGTATTATATGCTAGTACATCAAGAAGCGTACTTAGACCAGAGCCTTCAAAATCATATCCTGAAAATTCAGTTTGTGTTTTTAAATAATTTTTAAGATTTTGTTTTATCTGATCAAAATCTAATTCCGTTACATTTAAATTCGTTGCCATAATTCTACCTTAACCTTCTTAATACTATATCAACTCTCTGATCAGTATCAAATTCTTTTATTAAAAAATTTACAGTTATGTTATATAAGTTATTCTTTGAGTCGTCTTGTATTTTTATATCCAGAACCTCAACCCTAGGTTCATATCTTTTAATCGTATCATTAATTTGTTCTCTTATGGCAATCTTTGTGATTACGTCTGCTGGTTCAAAAAGTAAAGCTCTAAGATTTGCACCTATTGAACTATTAAATGGTCTTTCATAAAAATTAGTTATTAATAAATTTTTTACAGCATTTCTTATTGCATTATCATCTTTTAGGGTTGTAATATCGTTTCTAATAGGATGCAATTGCAAAGACAAATCAAGGTCGGCCCAACCTTTTCTACGAGAGGTTACGCTTACTCTATTTGTTGAAACACTTTTATCCCCAAGTATTTCTGGTGAGCCTGTAGTATTTATTGCCATATAACTATTTATACCTTTTTATGTGCCCGATGGTGGATTTACTGTTCTCGATCCTGCAATCTCATTACCAGCTTCGTCTGTTTGATACGTAACTGTTGAACCACCTGCATATGGTTCTGATGTCATTACAGTCGAAGGTGTAGGTGATCCTGAACCACCTGTTCCAGGTATCTCCTCGTGTACGTGTGTTGCAAGTGTAGGTGAATTACCTGCCTCGGTTGAAATATCACCTGTTGCATGTAGTGTACCAATTACGTTTGTATTACCTTTTATTTCTATTGTGCCGTCTGTTTTCATTAGTATATGTGAACCAGACTTATGTGCTACTTTTATTCTCTCTGATCCTGATGTATTATCAACTTCTATTACATGACCTGATTGACTTCTATATACGTGATTGGTATTACCAGATACCTGCGCCTCTGTGGGTATATCTTTTGTACCATCCGTTTGTGTAGCGATAGAACCCATTACCACTGGGTCTTGTGCACTCGGGCCATCTCTAAAGAATCCTACAACCCATGAACCAACTTGTAAATTATGGTTCATACCGACACCTTTTATAGAACCAGAAGTTGCTGGCATCATCACAGTTGCCCATGGTAATTCATCATCTTTGGCCTCGTCATAGAAACCAAGACAATTTACCTTTACACGATTTAAATACTCAGTATCGTTTATATCTTTTATAATACCAGTAAACCATGTGAACTCGCCACCTATAAATTCATCATTACGCATTCTCAACCTCACTTGAAATGATATCTGTTAAGTCAGAACTGAATGAATCAGCTTTAACTCTTAGTTTCATTGTATATTCTGCTTGAAATTCATGCACAATACTTGTAACCAAATACCTACCTGACATCATTTTGTCTATATAATCGTCAGTCTTACCCTCCAAACTAGGTCTTAAATATATCATTTGAATAACTCTGCCTGGCTCTAATTCAAAATCACCTGGTAATGTTATATCATGGCTTATTATATCTTCATTTGCTAGATAAGATTGGCCTTTTAGTAAATTATCATTTAACATATGACTATAATTATTTTTATTACCAGGATTATTAGAAATAAAATAATTTTTACCAGTTACACAATCATTGATTTTTCTATTACCATATTGTTCAAATTCGTCATCATGAAATGGTATATGATTATTTAATTTTGAAGGACTTTTATATTTAAATATTTCAGTTTTATAATTTTTATTATATATGTCAATGCTGTGTAATTGTGAGGCGAATGCACCTTCGCCTGTGGATATATATTTTGACATATTCATACGAGAAGATAATTTAGATATTCTTCTCTTCGTTTCGTTATAATGTTCTTCTGTACCAATTTCATGTTTTGGTTCGTAAAAGGGATTGTGTATAAACTCTGCATTATTATCAGGATTAAAAACATCTTCACTTAACATATCGTCATATGACATGAAGGTGATACCATTCTTTGCAGTTTCATAAAAGTAAAATGGAGAACCTTTTGAATCAAAGGCATTTCTTGTAATCCATTTTATTGCAGCAAATGGTCTTAACTTAGGAAATATTCCTTTCATTACAACACCCGACTCACTTACTTGTTCTAAATTTTTATTATCTACTAATAAATCAGATTTACAAATATTTTTTATTAACTTGCCTGGAGTGCCGTCAAATGCTCTACCAATTGTTTTTGTATTACTGAGTAATAGATGTTTTGATAAACACTTAAATTGATATGTGGCCGAACCAGGTTTTTGTCTTGAATAATTTAATACTTCTGCAATATATACGGTAATATTAAATCCACTTTTTTTATCACTTTTTAATTCTGATCTTTTTAAATTTATATCAATTCTTTCTTGGCCGTTTATTTTTAATTGTTCTAATAAATTTACTGCATCAGTTATAATTAAATCAACTTCAATGGAGCCACTATATATACTTTCTGTAATGGTAATTTTACTTACAAGACCTTTTATATCAAACTCATTGTTTTCTTTTTTATTTGTATATAAGGTAACATCACCTACAACATACCCACTGGGTGTTGCTGATTGTTCATTTATTAATTTTGAAGTTGCTAGTGGCATTTAAAATTAATCCGTATTTAAAATTTTCTCAAAGGTGTTAACAAATTGATCCATATAACTGGAATCGATAACCCTTATTTTAGACCTACTATCATTTGTTTCTTCCAAATAAGCTCTATTTGATATATATTTTAAATTACTATCTGGTGTTCCACCAGTAATCATTCTTGCATTATCTGTAACTCTCTTTTCTGTATCAGTTTCATCATACCAATAATGTGGGGCATCTAAATATTTCCAAACTTGCCAAGTACCTACAAAATCTCCAGATGTAAATCCTGTAATTTGTTCAGTGGGTACATTACCCGAACCAGCAGTACCTATAAATGCGCCACCCAAAATAGTAGAATCTGATGCACCAGTATGTGGATGAACTCCTGCAACACCTGGAGTGACATTCTGTACTATTAACTGATTTAAATCATTAATTTTTTTATTAAGTGTACCTTTCATACCGGAAGAGTTACCAGTAATAATTTCTCCAATCCGAAATCTACCAGATAATGAATTTCTATGATCAATTATTAATTGATCCGAGTTTCTATCAATTATAGGTTTTGCTGTTTGTATTGCGTAACCATTATATTCTGTTTCTAGGTATTGTTGAAATGCCTGTTGTGATAAAGGCCATGATGCCAGACCGTCGTGTAAAAAATCATTTATAATAAAAAATGTCCAATAAAAATTAGGAGAACCATATAATCTTTGAGAAACAATGTCTGGTCTTTCTCCATCTTTTACCTCATAAAATTTATATGTCGATATATTATCCACAAAGTTTTGTAAAGGTCTTACAGAACGATACAGATTTACTATATTGGATGTTACTCCGTCATTTCTAAGGTCATAAGGAACCTTAGGAAATAATTTAAAAAATGACATTATTAATTTCCTCTAATTCTATCGTAATCATTATAACCTATATTATTATTAATAACTTCTTTCCTATATAGGTCGTGTCTTGTGAGAGGTCTTGTTTCTTGGAAAGTAAGTGACATATCTACTTCTACAGGTTGGCCGTCCTCATGGAATGCATTGGTTGTAGAATTATATGTTGTAGTACAATTAACAAGATATGTTTCCATAATTTTTGGCATATACTTGTTCTTTTTCTCACCGTTATAAAAATCAATTGTAAACTTTGCTGGATATCGTAATGATACTGCACCTGATTTTTCTGGGTACATATACTTTCTGAATACATTTTCTATTACTGCCGCATCGTTTGCCTCTTGTCTTGATTCAGATACAAGTTTAAAAGTAAACCCAAACGACCGAATATTGGTATTGGTGAATGTAGTATCTGTATATGGATTAACTGCAATACCCTTTTTAAGAGCAGTAGAACCACCTACCGCGGCACCTGCACCCATAGTTCCCATGGTCGTATCTGCTATAGCACCTGCCCTTGCAGCATTTGCAATTGCATCTTCTGCAGTTAAATTATTAGCGGCCGCACCCTCGGCGGCTTTTATAAGACCTAAATCCATTGTTCCATATCCTGCAGAATCGGGTACGGAGAATCCTTGTGGTACAAATAAATGTATTGCTGAACATTCGGTTGTTGCGCCTTCTTCCATTAATTTAATACCGAAACGCACATGTGATTTACCTTGTGCTGCCTTACCCCTTAGTCCTCTAGGGAAATGTAAAATTGTTCCTGTGGCCATATCTTTTTACCTTATAAATAATTATTTAAAGTATAAGAGTATTTATAATGGCTTACAAAGGGAAATACACAATTAAGAACACTAAAAAATACCTAGGTGATCCTACTAAGGTTATTTATAGGTCCCTGTGGGAAAGACAGGCGTTTAAATGGTGTGAATCAAATCCGAGAGTAAAGAAATGGAACTCGGAAGAGATTGTTGTACCCTATAAATGTAAAACTGATAATAAACTCCATAGATACTATGTGGACTTATTGGTTGAATTGGATAATAAAGATATTATACTTGTAGAAATTAAACCAAAACGAGAAACGACACCTCCAAAAGGTAAGAGGAAAACCAAAAGATATATCAAAGAGGTTACAACCTATATCAAAAACACTTCTAAGTGGGAAGCGGCCACACAATATGCCAACCATAAAGGTTGGAAATTTCAAATATGGACCGAAGACACTTTAACCAATCTGGGAATAAAACTACTTAAAGGCTAGTATAAATACTATTATGGCCAGTTTATTCGATACACTACAAGCAAATGCACAGAGAGCAGGAGTCACTGCTAGAACAAGGCGCTCACAGCTATGGTTTCAGAAGAATGTAAAAAAACTTGGAAGACCTGATAGGAAGAAATTATTAAAGGATCCTGCATTAGAACCTACATCCAGAGAAATTCCTGGCAATATGTATATGTATTTCTATGATCCAAAATTAAAAAATGAATTACCATACTATGATAGATTTCCATTAACCATTATAGTACAGCCTGAAAAGGGTGGGTTTAGTGGACTTAATCTGCATTACCTCTCGCCTGGAGTCCGTGCGCGATTCCTAGATGAACTAATGGCGACTGCGCCAAAGAACATTAACGATACGACAAGATTAAAGTTAAGGTAGCAATTACTGGCATCTTCAAAGAAATATAAAGAATTTAAACCA